AGCAAAGTTAGCATTAAACATCACCGCCAAGATTGATTGCTGGACCCGCACCGGAAGCCGATCCGTCGCTGCAGATAGATCAAAGCTAGCTAAATACCCAGTTTTGTTCCTCTTGATCAAAGCCTTAACCGGCTTATGCTGATCAAAAGTCCCATCGCTAGGTATCTCTTTTAGCATAGCAAAGATACTATCATGCAGAGGCTTCAGGGCAACCTGAGTCCAGTAATCAACCATGGCAAACACACGAACCTTACCCGCAGCTTCCAACTTGGTAGCAAGTCTCCCCGCGAATGGATACCCCGTGGGGTCATATGACGCCACGGCCTCCATCTTCGTCCAAAGAGACTTGGTTCCCTCGTATTGACCGCAATAATGCAAATACCACGGAAGAGATTCTCCCCAATTGGGAGGAACCTCACAACCCTTATGCTTAGGGCCTGGTAGATGCATCGCTCCGGTCACCCAAATGTAAGCCGCCCAAGCTCTCGATGAGAAAGAACTCATCTGAGGTTTGGAACAGGCCCCACTCTGGGCAAGAGCGAGGAGTTCGGGTGCAGGTAATAGTTCAGGGTTCATCCCTTTATAGTTCTCGTCAGTCACGCTCTCTATCCCCTTGAAGAAATGGTCTTTCAACCATGTCTCCCAAGAAGATAGGAACGCAACTGAGAGTTCTACTCCAGGACGAGTAATGGTCTCCGTCTTGATTTCCGCAGGGTATTTCAGTACCCTGAAGAGCCCAAAGAGGGATAACCACAGTCGAAGAAGCTGGTCGTCTCCTCGTCTTATCCGGTGGCGATGTAACGCAGGTATAACCCGCGGTATACCGCTCCGTGATAAACCGACAAACGCTCCAACATCCCGACTGTCCTTCTTCGGAGAACCGCCAGTAGCCGTCATAAGACAGATATTGGCAGCTTTTAACCACAAGACCAGACCCTTCTGACCTCGGGTTCTATAAAGAAGGATCACTACCTTAGAAAAGGAATAAATGGCTCTGAGTCTATCCCGCGTCATCCCTCCGACTGCTAACCGCGTTATGCTAATGCACAACGCGATTAGCCGTTGCTGCGTCGTTAAGCGCAGCCGCCTAGTCAAGCGTGTTGCACCTCTTATCTTACTCTGGCGAGTCATCGTCAAGAGACGGACAAGTAGGTTTAACATGATTAATTTTTTTTTTTGAATTAATCCGTTTGACCGCTTCGGTATACTCCCAATTGGGAGGGCCGTAGGCGCCCCTGAGGCGGGGGTCAGTGGATTAGACTGAGGGAGTCTCTGCAGAGCAGAACTCCAAGTCAGGAGAATCACCCCGATTCTCCCTCCATAGGCTAAGGGTAGCAACCCTGATTTATAGGAGGCGACATCCTCCATACCAAAAAGGAGAATCATTCGATTCCCTAACAAGGAGTCTCATCTAGTAGACTCGGGTCTCCCGCTCCCCCAATGGAGCAAGAGACACCTCACCTGGGGATAACCCAACTTCCAATCGGAGCTGTACCCTGGTACATCATAGACCCTTCTCGCCGGTATTGATTTCCGGTTGAATGGAGGCAGCAAGCCTGCTCCTCCCGAGGGAATTCTATGACTCCAGGGACCTCACTTGCAAGTGCATGCTCATGGCATACTCATGCCGAAAGGAAGGGG